GGTAACGGCGCGGTAGTGAGTAACGGGGAAGTAACGGGAGAGTCTGCCCGTGACATAACGGGTCCTCAATCCGTTACCCGTAACGGAGAGGAAGAGGAAGAGGAAGATACAGAGAAAGAAGAAGAAGATCTGGCGGCGGTGGAGGATCGAAGCTTCGTAGACGGGTCCGCCCCCCGGCCCGAAAACCCTCCGCCGCCGCCGGTCGCTCCGCTTCCCGAAAAGCCCGACCAGCTCGCCGCCTACTTGGCCGACACGTGGCGGATAGAGAACGCCCACGAGCTCGCGAAGGCGTGGCGCCTGAAATGGCGCGGCTTCGACGTGCTCGCGGAGGTGAAAAAGGCCCGCGCCTACGAGCAGGAGACGGGCAAGACGCACACGAACTCGCCGGCCGGATTCCTCCGCGGCTGGCTGCGTCGGACAGCCGAGAATCCGAACCAAGCCTCGCGCGGCGCCGTTCCCGCTGCGTCGGGCAAATCCTCACGCCAGCGAGCGGAAGAATCGACCCGCGAGGCGGACCTACGCGACCGCCAATTCCGCGAAGAGCAAGCCCGCGGCACGGACCCGCGCGCCCTCGTCCACCGGCTCTGGCTCTGGCAGCACTGGCCCGCCGATTTCCCGCAGTACGCCCCGCCGGAAGCGAGCGCCGGATGAACATGGACGCCAAGGTCAAATCGCTGGTCATGGAGCCGCTCCCGCAGCTCGCGGAGACGCGCCGGGCGAATATCAAGCTCGCCGCCCAACTCTGCGCCGCCCGGGCCCGGGTCGCCGCGCTCGAGGCCGAGAACACCGGGCTCCGCGACTCGCTCCGCGTCTTGAATCGGCACGAAGCGCTGGCGCGTGACTTCGCTGCCATCCGGGAAGCCGAGCGGACCGCCTGCGCCCGCCTCGTGCATTCGCTCGGACTCACCGAGGCAGCGAAGCGAATTCAGGAGCGCGAATGATCCCGCACCCCGACGCACCCCTAATCACGTCTCACCGCGTCATGGGTGGGCGCTACGGACATGAGCTGGGGGGCGAGACGTGAGCGACAAGGTTGACGCATTGTTGGCCGACGCGCGGGCCGCGTATCCGGCCTGTGCGTCGTGCGGCGAGGATCTAGTCCCCCACGACGGCGAGTTGTGCGGCGCCTGCGCGCAGGCCGTGCGCAACGCGCTGAAAGCCACCTACGCCGAGCGAAATCAGTGCGTCGCGTTGCTCGCGCGGATGGCGCTCGCGCTCGGCTGGCGCGCTGGTGTTCGCGACCACGAAGACAAGCCCGGCGAGGAATGGGAAGCGGACTGGCGCAATCTCGTGTGCATCGACCTGCCGAGCGGCCAAGTCTCGTGGCACTTCCATGACAGCGAGAAGCACCTCCTCGCCGAGTTGCCGCAGTATCCGGCACCGTGGGACGGACATGATACGGCGGAGAAGTATCGCAGGGTCAACGACGCCAAGGCGGTCCCATGAAGCGCCCCCGGCCAGCGTGGCAAGCGGAGCGAGCGCGGACCGCGCAGGCGCTGCGGGCTCGTGAGCGCTGCGAATACACGCCGGGCTGCGAGGGGAAGGCGATGGGCATTCTCGCGAAGCAGGACCCGTTCCGGCTCTTGCTGGCGTGCGTGCAGTGCGCCGCGGACGCGCAAAGGGCGCAGAGGGAGCGGACGTGAATCCAGCGCAGCGAATCGCAATCGAGAATCCGTGTCTGCTCGGCGAAGAGACGGCACACCCGCGCTTCGGCTACCTCGTGCCGAGCGGCTCCGTGGTGCTCTCCGTGAACGCCGGCTACGAGTGAATCGAGGCGAACTACGGCGGGCCGGTCTGGCACGCCAGCGGTTGCGGACGGGATCTTTTCGCGTCGTTGCGCCTCGCGAAAGCGGCCTTGCGCGGTGTCGGTGACGCGCGGCGGGGCGAGTGGATCGAGCGCGGGCGCGGTGGCGTGTACCACGTGCGCCGTCGCCTCTCCGTCGAGGAGCAAGAGCCGATCGGCGAGGCTCGCGACATTCGCGGAACGGGCGAGGAGCGAGTGCGGCTGACGGAGTTGTTCCGGGCGTTCTCGCCGGAAGACGGCCGGCGCCTGTCGCGCATGTTCGCCGCTGCAGCGACCGCCGCCGCGCCGAGGGAAACGTGAGCGCACGATACGCGGTGTTCTGCCCGGTCACCGGGCGGTACGTGACACACGGAACCGGAACGGGTCTCGGGTGGACACTGGACCGCGACGAGGCTGACGAGGCTGCGGCGATGAATGGCGGCGTTGTCGTGGACGCCGACGACTTCAGCGCGAATTGGCCGCTCTACGTGCTCATGGCGGCGCTGGCTGGCGAGATGCCTGTCGAGGTGGCGACGCGGCGAATTCCAGCGGAGTGGCTGGTACAGGAATACGTGCGCAATCAAGATGCGCCGAGGAGCGGAACGTGAGCGAAGCTACCGTGCTGACCAACCTGCAAGAGCGATCCGTGGCCGCGCAGGAGTCGGTCCTCGACGCCATGAAAGCCATAGCCGAGCAAGCCGCATTCGACCGGCTGAAGGCCAAAGATGCTGAGGCGCGCATGGAGCAATATCGCGCCGAGGAAGGTCGTAAGCAGGACGAGGCGCGCGCTGCGTACGAGAAGCGAATGGCCCGCTCGCTGGAATTGAACGAGGAGAGCAACGCCCTCTTGCGACGCATCGCCGAAGCGCTGGAGAGCGCCATCTTCCCCGCTCCCCGGCCCCCGAGGGAATCGTGAGTAACAGCATCGTGCGTCGGCAAGATCTGCGCGGCGTTCCGGCTATCGACAGGTTCGACTTGTACTACGTGCCAGAGCCGAACTCTGGTTGCTGGCTGTGGCTAGGCTCTCTCCGGCGCGGCTATCCGGTCATGCGTTGCGAGCAGACGTGGGCGCACCGTTTCGCATACGAGCATTTCATTGGCCCGATCCCCGCTGGCTTGCAGATCGACCACCTGTGCCGCGTTACCTGCTGCGTCAATCCCCGGCACATGGAGCCAGTAACAGCGAGGGTAAACACGTTGCGCGGAACGTCGGTGAGCGCGATGGCGGCGAAGCGCACGCATTGCCCGGCGGGGCACGAGTATTCGGGTCGAAACAACCGCGGCGATCGGATTTGCCACGCGTGCGCCAGAGAGGCGAGCCGCCGGAGGTCATGTGGCTAGCCCGACGCAACTCACCCTGAAGCAGCTCCGCGCCGAGGGCTACACGGCCCGCGTCGTCGAGCGCTGGAACCACTACGCCGGCATCCGGCAAGACCTGTTCGGCTTCGACGTGCTGGCGGCACGGTCCCGCGGGTACGAGCACGACGGCAACGGGATTATTACGCCGACGGGGGGCATTCTCGGCGTGCAGGCGTGCGCCGCCGCATCGCACGCTGCACGGAAGACGAAGCTCCTTGCGAATGTCGAGGCAGCGGTCTGGCTCGCGTCCAGTGGCCGCATCGAAGTCTGGTCCTGGTCCACGCGCCGGAGCCTCGAGCGGACGAAGGCCGGGAAGCGCAGCAAGCGGCTCGTGCACCACCTCCGGCGGGAGGAAATCCGGCTCAGTGACTTCGTGCCCAATCAACCTGCAGAGCAGCCGCGGGAGGCGATCACGTGAGCGAGCTACAGTCACCGGCATGCGTGAATTGCGGCGCGGTCGATACGTGCGTGTGCGACGAGAACGCCGACGCGGTTCGCCTCGTTCGCGAGATCACTGACGCGAACGGCGCCGCTGATATTCCGTTCATCGACGACGCTGTGAGAACCAGCATTGCCGCCGCCGAGGAGCGCGGACGGCGGAGCGGCGTCGAGGAGCGGGACGAGTTGCGGGCGCTGCTGCGCGAGGAAATGGAGCGCCAGCACTACGTGGCTGCGCCGGGGCCGGAATCGGAGGACGTGGATCTCTGCGGCGGCTGCGGCAATGCGTGGCCATGCGAGGACGCCGATTGCTTCGTGTTCAAAGCCCGCGCACTCCTCGCGCCGCGCGACTCCGGGAAGGCGAAACCATGACGCTTCGATGCCTGTTCTTGGGCCACAGGTGGCGCGTTACCGGATACGAGCAGCACGCCTTCCTGCGGGTGCACCATTTCGTTTGCGTGCGCTGTCGGGAGACGGCCACGGACGAGCCGCCCGAACGGTGGGACTCATGTTCCTGGCCCTCTTGAGGCAATTGCGCGGGAAGCCGGACGGTGAAGTCGTGCCGATCGGGCGCACCCGCGCGCCGCGGCGCGTCAAAACGGAACCGGAGGCGGCATGACGAGCGAGCAGATCGCGGAGTTGCGGACGCTGACGCACCGCTGCCGTGGCGGCTTGCCGCCGTGCGAGTGCGACATTCCTGAGTATCTCGGAGACGACGGCAAGGGCAGGGACGCTCCGCTGCCTGTGCTGCAGAAGCTCCTCGACGAGCGCGAGGCGCTGCTGGGGGCGCTGAAGCGCGCGACAGACGCGATTGCCGCCGAATGGGGCGACTCGTCCGCGCAGGAGCTTCGCGCCATCATCGCGAAGGCGGAAGCGCCATGACCGCCCGCGTGTGCCCGGTCCACGGCGAGTGGTCCGCCTCCGGTGTCTGCCGGTGGTGCGAGCCCAAGACGTTGCTCGACGTGGCGCTGTCCGGTCCGAAGGTGATGTCGCTGCCGGTTGCGGAGGCGACTCCGTGGGCAGCGAATCGAACGTCGCGGGAGTGGAGAGTGGACGCCGTGCCGTCGCCGACCGGCTACGAGACGACGTTCACGCTGGCAGAGAAAGTCGCCGACGCCTACGTGTGGTGGCTCGAATGGACCGAGCCGGTAATCGACTTCGACGCGAACGCGATCCAGGAGTCGCTGCTTCTCGTCCAGCACGCCGCTCTGCGCTGGGAGCGGGTCGCGCGGAGGTGGGCGGGGAAGCATCCATCACCGTGGGCGAAGTTGGAGCGCCTCATGCGTTGGTTCTACCAGGGGCCACCGTCGCCACAGGAGCTCAAGCCATGAGCGTCCCCTCCTCCGTGGTGCGCGAGCTCGGCTGCGAGGTGCGCTGTTTCAAGTCCGTTCAAGGCGCAATGCGCTGGTACTGGCGCCGGGGCCTCGCGGACCTCTCCCCGGACGGCCCTCCTGACCCCCGCTGCTCGCTCGCGTCTGCGGAAGCGGCCCGGGATCGGGACGCGGCAACGTCCGTGCTCATCGGTCGCTGCCTGGAGGCGGACGATCCCGAGATCGACCGATACCACCTGCACTACGCCGGGTTGTTCATTGCGTGGTGCTGCTCGTTCGATAACCAGCGGGACATCGCCGACGAGCGCGGGATGACGCTCAGCGAGTTGCGGCGAACGATGCGGTTCACGGAGACCGTGGTGGCGATGCGGATGCGGGTGCGGAGGCTTCTGGCGTGATCGACGTCCTCGACCCGTTCGGCCGGATCGACGAGGAGATGGCGCGCATGAAGCGCCGGGAGCCGGTGCTCCGCTCCATCCTCGCCCGTATCCCGTCGTTCGCGGCCGTCGATGAGGTGCCGGTCACGCAGAAAGAGTACGATACACTGCTCGACGGGCAGACGCTGCCGGATAAACAGGTCATGACCGTGTGGGGCAAGCCGGTCGTCGTGCGCGAGAACGTGGAGACGTTGCTCCGCGCGAGTGACATTGCCGAGCGGCTCGGGGTAACGCGCCAGTGGGCGGCGCAGGTGATCAAGACAATTCCCGGGGCGTTCCCGGTCCGCGAGACTCCCATCCTTCGCCGGCAGGTCTGGAAGGTTGACGAGCGAGCATTCGAGCTGTGGCGGGCCGGATTTAAGTTTCCACCCTTGACAGGCGGAACATGAATCGGCAAATACGGATACGCTACGCGGTTGTTGCGCGTACGGCCCACTCCGGGGTCCGAATCGTGTCCAAGGGTCGCTGCCTCCCGCAGCGGCCCTTTTTATTTCCGAGGTGCCGCGATGGGCATGCCGAAGCGGACTCCGAACCCGCTCGATGAGCTGCGCAAGGACGTCCTGAAGCACGGCAAGGACATCGTGGCGCTCAAGGCGCGGCTCGTCGACGCGGAACAGCGGCTCGCTAAGGCGGAGACGGCGCTCGGGGCGGTGGCGAAGGGCAGCATGCCGCCGAACGTGGAGCAGCAGACGACGCGCGAAGAGCAGCAACCGGAGACGGAGTAACGATGGCGCTCCTCTGGCAAGCCAAGTCACTGAAGGACTTCAGCCGGCTCGAACTAGTCCGCAGCGCGCAGGCGCAGGACTTCGGCAACGGAGCGTTTCGCGCCGAGGTGCGCTTCGGTGACGTGTTCCCGGGGTACACAGAACAGCGCTCGCTCTGGGACGTTAGCCAGCACCTGTTCCACGAGGGCGGCGAATCGTGGTTCGGCCTGTCCGTGATGCTTCCGGCCGACTGGATCGGCTGGTTCCCGAAGAATGACGAGTTGGGCAACTGGCCCGGGAACCACGACGCGCTCAAGGGCGGAATGCACGGCGGCAGCTTCTTCGAGTGGCATCATGGCCCGGAGAATGGCGATTGGGGCGATCCGAACCTTGGGGGTTCCGCGCCTCTCTACGTCGTCGCGACGGACACGGCCATCAAGCTGTACCTCGTGGACCCGGTGGTAGGCCCGCGGCCCGACGCGATCTGGAACGTGGTTCCGAGCCTTGAGCGCCAGCGCTTCTACGATCTCGTGATCGGCGCGCTGTGGAGCACTGACCCGAAGAAGGGCTGGGTGGAAGCCTACGCGGACGGGAAACAGGTCGCGCCACGCTTCCTGACGAGCACCCTGTACCCGCTCCCACGTCCGCCAACGTTCGTCTACGCGCAGGCGGGCATCTACCGCCGCGACTTCATCGGCAACCCGACCCTGACCTGGCCCGCGGACGCGAAGCCTGGCGTGAGCTATCCGCCGCTGTACGTGCCCAAGAAGGGCGCCAAGGTGTTTCAGGACGGCGGCGGCTTGCCGCAGAGCGTGCAGCTCAAGAATCTCCGCCTCGGAACGGCGAAGGAGGATGTGATGACGCTGCCCACGGATACGGGAAAGGCTGATGCAGGCGCGACGACGGCGGCAAGCGCGCCGCCCACGCCTGCAGCCGCCGCGGCGACGCCGACGAACTTCGATGCAACGAAACCGAGCGTGAATCCGAACGACGGCGCGGCGCAGCTCATGGCAACGCGAGACGCGCTGCAGGTGCAGGTAGCGGCGATCAACGCGGTGCTGAGCAAGGGCGCGTACAAGCCGGCTGGGTAGGAACCTCCCCATGACCGACGCGGTGGCGATGGCGCTCATCTCGGGCGGCTTCGGGACCATCACGGCGGCGATCACGACTGTCGGTGCGGTCATCTCGCGGAAGGCTCGAGATGCGGCTCGGGAGGCGGCGCGGAAGGTCGACGAGGTGCGTGATCAGGCGGTGGAGAACGGCGCCGTATCGAAGGCGAATCACATCACGTTGACGAAGGTTATCGAAAACACCGACGGCAACGTGCGGAAGCTGCAAGAGGCGTGGGAAGCGGAAGCGCTCAGGCGGGAGTCGGAAGCGTGGGCGGCGGCGTACGAGGCGGGCAGGCTCGCCGAGATCAGCAAGAACCGCAGGAAGACGGACATGCTGCCGCTACCGGCGAACGACGAGGAGCCGAAGGAATGAAAACGCGCGGCGCGGTGACCAAGGAAACCCTGATCCTGATCCTCGTCGCGCTCTTCGTGTGCGCGCTCCTGTTCGGCGGACTCGGCGCGCCGCACGCATGGGGCGTGTGGGGCTGGGGTCCGGCGGGTCTGCTGATCGTGGTGTTCCTCCTCGTCCTGCTGCTGGGGTAGCGCGATGCCATATCCGGGCGTTCCGAAGGGGAAGGCGACGCGGAAGATGGAGAAGCAGGTCAAGGCGATCCAGCGGAGCGGGAAGAGCAAGCAGTCCGCCATCAAGATCGCGATGGCGCAGAGGAAGAAGGGTCGCAAGGGGTGAGCTGGAAGAGGGTTACCAAGATCGACGGCGACCTGAACGACAAGCAGCGGATCTATGTCGCGGCGTACCTGGAGACGCTGAACGGCACGGCCGCCGCGGAAATTGCGGGCTTTTCAAAGAAGAGCGCCGAGGACAGGTCGAAGGACCTGCAGCGCAACCCGAAGGTGCGGGCGGCGATCGAACAAGGACTGGAGGAACTAGAGCGGGAATGGAAGGACAAGGCGCTCAAGGTGATCCAGCACGCCTACTGCCTCGCAACCGTCGACATCGCGGACTTCTACGACGAGGACGGCTACCCGCTTCCGCTGCACAAGATTCCCCGAGACGCTCGCCGCGCGATTGCGTCGGTCGAGGTGGAAGTCGGGGAACAGACGGTCACCTTGCTGGAGAACGGCAAGTACATCGAGAAGGTGGAGCGTGGCCCGCGGCTCGCGAAGTTCCGACTCCACGACAAGCGGGCAGCGGCGGAGTTGTTCCTGCGATACGCCGGGAAGCTGAAGGACCGCGTGGAACTGGAAGCGCCAAAGCTCGAGGAGTTGGTCATGCAAGCGGACCGGCTGCTGCGCGCGAGGAATACGGAGCCTGACGAGCCGTGAACGCGCCAGAGAAGATCCTCGAATGGCGACTCGATCCGGTCGCCTTCGTGCTGGACGTGTTTGGTCCCGGCTTCCTTCTGGAGAAGCACGAGCCGCTCGTCCTCGACCGTTGGCAGGAGCGCGGGCTGCGCTACCTGGTGAAGCACGACCCGCACGACTGGTGCGACGGGAGCCCGGCGAAGGGCCTCGCCATCCGGGCAGCGAAGGGACCGGGAAAGAGCACCGAGGATTCATGGATCGTCTGGTGGATGGAGGCGTGTCATCCCTACCCGAACGTCGCGGCGATGAGCATCACGGCGGACAACCTCCGCGACAATCTGTGGAAGGAATTGGCCGTCTGGTACAGCCGCGCTCCGGTGTTGCAGGCGATGTTCGAGATCAAGGGCGAGCGCATCGTCCCAAGGGGCGCGACGAGGGAGATTCAAGATCGCTGGTTCTGCTCGGCTCGGTCGTTTCCGCAGAAGCCAGACAAGGAGCAACAGGCCGCGTCGGTGGCCGGCCTGCACACGGACCATCTGGCGGTGCTCATCGACGAGGGTGGCGACGTACCGCCGGGCGTGCTGGCGGCGGCAGAGGGCGTCTGGGCGAATACCGTTCACGCCCTCGTGGTCATCACGGGGAATTGCACCTCAACGGATGGGGCGCTCTACGACGCATCGGTCAAGCGCGGGCATCGGTACCACGTCATTCGGGTGACCGGAGACCCGGACGATCCGGAACGCTCGAGCCGGATGGATATTGAGTATTGCCGGAACCTGATCGCGGACAAAGGCCGCAGCGATCCGGTCGTGATGATCAACGTTCTCGGGGAATTCCCTTTCGGCGGTATCGACAAGCTGCTGGCGCCTGACGAGGTGAGCGCGGCGGAGAAGCGGAAGCTCGGCGCGGACAAGCGGGCGATGGAGCAGGAGCCGAAGATTCTCGGCCTCGACATTGCCCGTCACGGCATGGACTCGTCCGTTCTCGTCAAGCGGCAGGGCCCGGTGCTCTTCAAGCCGTGGGATTGGCGGATCCCGGACCTGATGGAGCTCGCTGACAAGGTGGCTGGTTTTCTGATCGAGGAGAAGCCGGACGCGATCATCATCGGGGCGACGGGCATCGGCTGGGGAGTCGTGGACCGGCTCCGGCAGCTCGGCTGGGGCGGCATCCTCATCGCCATCGACGAGGGCACGTCCGCCCGGGACCCGCGGTTCGCGGACATCCGGACGGAGATGTGGGTCAACCTGGCGGGCTGGGTAAAGTCGCGCGGCTGCCTGCCGGACTCGGCGGAACTGCGTGCGGACCTGCTCGCGCCCGGAAAGCGGCAGCGGTTCTTGCGTGGCGCGACGCGGGAGATTCTCGATCCGCTCGAGTTGATCAAGGAGAACCTCGGGCGGAGCCCCGACTTCGGAACGGCAGCGGCATTGACGTTCGCCGCGCACGTAGCACCGAAGGGCCTCGCGAACGCGCGGCATCGGCAGCAGACGGTCGAGACGGAATTCGACGCTTGGGAAGCGCTGCGGACCTGAAGGGACACCATGGCCAACGACCTGAAGCCGCCGCGCATCGCGGTGGGCGAGCTGCGCTCGTCGTCCGGCGCCGTCGAATCCTTCCTCGACAAGCTGACCCGGCACCTCGCCAACACGCTGCCCGATGACCTCAACTTCGTGCTGGTCATTGGCCGCAAGGGCGAGCCGGAAGCGAACTTCTTCACCTCCGATCTGGACACGCCCGCGGCGATCGCCCGGCTGGCGAAGACGCGCGACCAACTCCGGCGGGGAACGCTGAAGACGGCGTTCTCGAACGACATCGACATCCGCAAGTCGCGGATTATCGACATGAGCTAACCAATGGGCTTCTTCGACTCCTTCACGGACGTTCTCGGGACGATCGTGGCGCCGGTCCCGTTCCTCGCGAACAAGCTGTCCGGCGGAGCGCTGGCCAACATGCTCGGCCTCGGCGGCGGCGACATCCCCGCGCAGCAGCTCATCGCGCCTCCGCTGCCCGCGGACGCGACGGACGAGGAGATCCGCAAGGCGGTCTTGATGCAGCGGCGCCGGCTCTTGGTCGGGCAGGGGCAGGGGTCGACGTTCATCTCCGGATCGATGGGCGATCCGTCTCCGTTCTCCACATCGAAGAGCGGCGCAGGAGGCTTCTGACCGATGCCCGCTGCCGCGTATGCCCGGACCCCGGAACAGGGGCCGCAGGATCGGTATCTCGACTATATGCGCGAGTGGGGAATGCTCGACCAGCAGTACACGTCCGGCCAATGGCAGACGAGGCAGCGCGAGGTGCTCGACTTCGTGCAGCCGTACCGCGGGCGCTTCGATCTTGATTCGGCGAATCAGCAGCCGCGCAAGGACCAGCACATCGTCAACGACACGGCGACCGACGCGGCGAAGAAGCTCTCCGCCGCGGCGCTGACCGGCATCACCAGCGCTGCCCGCAAATGGTTCGGCTTCTCCTCGATGATGCCGGAGGTACGCGACGATCACGAGAGCCGGGACTGGTTCGATCAGGCGCGCGACCTGCTCTTGCAGCTCTTCGGCGAGAGCAACTTCTACAAGGTGCTGCCGTCGATCTACGACGATTTGATCTGTCCGGCTACGTCGCTCGCGTGGCTTGAAGAGGACGAGCGCGACGTCATCCGCGCCGTGCATACGCCGGTAGGCCAGTACCGGATGTGCGTCGATTCCCGCCGCCGCGTCTCCCGCATCTTCTGGCGCTTCAGCATGACGGTGGATCAATGCGTGGAGAAGTTCGGGCAGCGACCGGACGGCGAGCTCGACCTGTCCAACTTCTCGCCAAGCCTGCAGAACCAGTGGAGGGATAAGCGGTACTACGACTGGGTAACGATTCTTCACGTCACGGAACCTCGCGTCCAGCGTCTGCACGGGAAGATCGACGCCAAGAACAAGCCGTGGGCGTCGTGCTGGATGGAATGGTCCGGCCCGATGTCGCAGACGGGCGGATTGAATCAGGCGCGGGACCCGGCCGGACCGTACATGCTGCTCAACGAGAGCGGATGGGACGAACAGCCGTTCGCGGCGCCACGGTGGGACGTCGTCGGCGAGGACGCCTACGGCAGCCAGTCGCCGAGCATGCAGGCGATCGGGGACATCAAGGGCATTCAGGCGCTGGAGAACTCGGGCGTCGCGATTATCGCCACGATGCAGAAGCCGCCGATGAACGTTCCGCCGTCCCTGACCAGCGGATCGCTCGTTCCGGGCGCGAAGAACAACATCGAGGATCCGAGGATCAAGTTCGAGCCGAGCTACGTTCCCCGGGCGGATGCCGTCACGGTCGGCGAGAACAAGCTGCGCCAGTACGAGATGCGCATCCAGCGGGCGCACTACGGAGACCTGCTCTTCCTGATCAGCTCGGACCCGCGCACGCAGCCTGCCACGGCGGAAGAGATCCGGGCGAAGCAGCAAGAGCGGCTCCTTGCGTTGGGCGGCTTCTTCGGCCGGTTCAGCGACGAGGCGCTCACGCCGCTCATCAACCGGGCGCTGGCCATCGCGCAGCGAAAGGGACTTCTGCCACCCCCACCGCGGAAGCTCCTCGAAGTCGCCATGCGCGGTGGCCAGCGGCTCGTCAAAGCGGAGTACCTGAACAGCATCGCGGAAGCGCAGAAGGCACAGGGCGTCGCGCCGATTCTCGGCTGGGTCAACGACATGGTGACCATCGCCAAGACGCTCGGGCGCCAGGACGTTACCGACAAGGTGAACTTCGACGGCGTGGCGGAGATGACCGCCGACATGCGAGGCGTTCCTGCCAAGCTCGTCGTTCCGGACGAAGTGATCCAGGCGAAGCGACAAGCTCAGGCGCAGAAGGCGGCGCAGCAGGTTCAGCAGCAGCAGGCCATCGAGCAGGCGAAGGGGCTCAAGGATCTCTCGCAGGCGGACCCGGAGCAGATGGATCGGATGTTCGGCAGCTTCGGGAGCGCCGCGCAAGCTGAGGCGACCGGGGGCGGGCTATGAGCGAGATTCCCTGCCCGGCCTTCATCACGGAGCAGGAGTGGTCGCAGCTCGACGACGGCACGCGCGCCACCTGGCAAAACTTCACGCGCGACGTCGGTTGGCTGATGGATCAGCCGCAGTTCCGCCGATTCGCCTTCACCATGCTGAACGACCCGCGCTTCTTCGGGACGGACCATTCGCCCGTGCGCGAGACGGAGCGAGAGACTTTCCACGCGATCGGGGTGCAGGACGCGGGTCGTGCGATGCGGCTCGTGCTGCAGAGCGCGAATCCCCGGATGTGGATGAAGACGATGCACGAGGCTTTCAACGGCCTCAACCTTCCCAACATGCCGCCCGAGAGCGGCAAGAGGTAGCGACCACATGGCAGATCCGACGCCCGCAGCGCCTCCACAAGGCGCGCCGTCTCCCGCTTCGCCCGCGGCCGCACCTGCGCCCGGGCAGCCAGTGCAACCGCAAGGAGCGCCTCCGCCGCAAGCGGGAGCGCCGCAAGGTTCGGCCACGCCCGCACAGCCCCCCGAGCCGCAGAAGGGACAGCCAGCCGCACCGGCCGCTCCCGCTGCGCTCGCCATCAAGCTGCCGGAAGGGTCGAAGGCGGATCCCAAGATCGTCGAGGCGTACACCGCACATGCCAAGAAGCTCGGCATGACGCAGGAAGCGGCGCAGGGCGCGTGGGACTGGTTCTCGCAGGCGCAGGCCGAGGGCGCGAAAGCGTTCGAGGGTGCGCTTCAGAAGCAGGTCGCCACGGACGTCCAGGCGCTGATGGCCGACAAGGAATTCGGAGGCGTGAACTACACGAAGACTCTCGCGGCGCGGGATAGCGCGCTGAAGGATTTCTTCGGGGATGACGTGGCGAAGCTCTTCAAGGACCTCGGGATCGACACGAATCCGGGAGTCGCGAAGGGCCTCGCTCGCATCCGGGCGCTCGTCTCCGGGGACTCGGTCGGCGACAAGGGCGGTACGCCCGCGGCAGCCATGACGACGAGGGAAGCCGAACTCAGGCGAATGTTCCCGAACTCCTACGACGCGATGGTCGGCAAGCCGCAACAGAAGAAGACGGCCTAGCGCCAACCCAACATCGGCGGTCCCCGTGAAGCCCTGCGCGCCTCGTCGCTGCGGGGTCGGATCGCTTCGTGAAAGGATCCAATGGCAGCCAATCCAGTAACAAACCTCACGCTCGCGGACATCGTCCGCCAGGAGGCGCCGAACGGTGGCCTCCTGCCGATCATCGAGTCGCTGTCCAAGCTGACGCCCGCGCTGCAGACGATCACCTGGAGCGCGGCGAACAACGGCACCTACCACCGCATCAACCGCCGCACCGCGCTGCCCGCGCCGATCCGCCGCCGCATCAACAAGGGCGTTCCGGCGACGGTGAGCGGTACGCAGCAGGTCGACGAAGTGACCACCATGCTGGCGGACAAGAGCGTCATCGACGCGACGCTCATCCGCATGAACGGTCCGGAGTCCCGCGCCCGCGAGGTGGCGGCTCACATGATGGGTCTCGAGCAGCAGGTCGAGTCGGATCTGCTCATCGGGTCGATCGGCCTCGACCCGGACGGCATCGACGGGCTGGAGACGCGGCTCAACGCGACGACCAACGTCCCGGGCGGCAACCAGATCGTCAAGGTGGACGCCTCGCCTTCGGGCTCCGACCAGTTCTCGATCCTGCTCGTCGGCTTCGCGGACCACGCGGTCCACGGCATCTACCCGTCCGGTCCGGACATGGTGGCCGGCGTCCTGCACAAGGACTACGGCGAGGTGAGCAACGGAGGCAGCGACGGGACGAACACCTTCCCGGCCTTCGTCGACTACTTCGAATGGCACCACGGGCTGGCGGTGGAGGATTTCCGCTACGTGGCCCGCGCCGCGAACATCGACAGCTCGGCGATCCTGGCGACGGGGAACAACCTCCTCGGCGCGATGCGCACCCTGCGGCATCGGGTCAAGATCGAGGACCAGAGCGCGAAGTGGGCCTACTTCCTTCCTCGGTTCGGCGCGGAGATGCTCGACAACCAGGCCGTCAACGCGACCGGGAACTCGACCCTCTCCATCGACAACATCAGCGGGAAGCCGATCCAGTCGTTCGGCGGGATCCCGGTCTACACGGCCGATCTGATGACCATCGCGGAGGGCATCCTCGCGTAGCGGGGAGCGCACCCAAACCCATTCGGGGCGGCTCTTCCGCGCCCAGAAACGAGACAAAGAAACCATGTTCGATCAGAACCTCATGTTCTCGGACAGCCAGAACCTCGCCGCTGCGGCGGGGACGGTTGTCTCCACGAATTCCGTCGATACCTGGAGGGGCAAGACGGCCGCGACCGGAACGCCGAACATCGGCGGACCGCTCACCGGCGACTTCGGCCGCGGCAACGACGCGGTCGACATCGTCGGCATCGTGACGCAGGCGTTCACGAGCGCCGGTGCCGCGACCCTGCAGATCCAGGTCATCCAGACCGACAATCCGGATCTCACGGGCAACGTCGAGATGCTCCGCGAGTCCCGGGCGCAGGCGGCAGGAACGCAGCCGTCGGTGTTCACGGCGGGGCGGGTGTTTACCCTCGGGAAGCCGCCCAGCATGACGAGGCGGTACCTCGGGCTCGCCTACGTCATCGGCGCTGCCACGACCACGGCCGGTAAGATCACGGCGGGCCTCGGCAAGGGCGTTCCATCCAACACCTCGGCGCTGCTCCTGTAGGAGCGGAAAGGAAAACAGGAGCCATGGCCGATACCAAGAAGGACGAGACGACGAAGAAGGACGAGGCGGCGGCGAAGCGGGACGAGGGCACCCAGACGCGGGAGAACACCGAGATCAAGCCGCGCGAGGCGAAGGCGGTCGGACCGTCGCGCATCGACGATCCGGCCCGGACCGAGGCGCCGACCGGGGCGCGGGTGAACCTGCCCGAGAAGGAGGCGCGCCGCGCGGACCGGCCCGAGGATGGGGACCCGGTGCCCGTCGGGAGTCCGGGGACGAAGGGGAAGACGTACACCTACCGGGTCGTCGAGCGGGCGTTCAAGGAGAACATGCTCCTGGATCCGTCCGCCATGCCGGAGGGCTCGGGCGGCCTCTTCCAGTCCGCCGAGCTCTACAACTCCCGGGCGCTGGTTCCGGCCGATGACGCGACGCAGGCCGCGGTCGACAAGATGAAGGACGAGCACGACCATCTCCGGAACAAGGCCGCGCCCATCTCCCGCGACGAGTCGGCCGAGCTGCGGCAGCGGATCGCGGAACTCGAGGCGGCGGCCAAGGGCAACCGCTCGACGACGGCGCCTGCGCGGGTCGACGAGGACGAGAAGGGCGACAAGGGCGCGGGTACGAAGAAGTCCTGAGCCTCACCAGCTCGGGATGCAGGGGCGGGGACCTCGGTCGGGCGCACCGTCGGGGTTCCCGCTCCTGTCTTTCGGAGGTGAAACGAGATGGCGAGAGTCGACGACGGCAAGCTGCACTTCGGGGCGGAGTCCTACGTGCGCCAGATCGAGAAGCACCTCGAAGCCGAGGGCGCGAAGGACGTAGTGGCGATCGTCATCCTCGCGCGGCCGGTCGGTGACGGCGAATTCGTGGTGCTCGCGGCCGGACTGCACGAGGGGCGCTCCATCGACGGGCCGACGCAGCGGAAGATCTACCGGGCGCTGCACAACGAGGCGGGGGTCATCCACGCGCCCGCGGCGCCGAAGCCGGGCGAGGTGATGTGATGGCGACCGACGAGGCGACGATCTGCAATCTGGCGCTGAACGGCATTGGCGTGACGGCATTCATCTCGGATCTTGCCGAGGACTCCAACGAGGCGAACATCTGCCGTCTCGTCTACCCGCAAGCTCGCGACGAGGAGCTGGAGGTCACGGCGCCGGGATGGGCCACCGCCCGCGTGCGGCCCGCGCCGATCGACGAGACGACGCTGGCGCTGGGCGAGGTGCCCGGCGGCTGGAAGTACGCCTACGCGCTCCCGGACGACGCCCTGCCGAACGGCCTGCGCAGCGTGTATCCGGGCATCCGTTCGCCGCGCGACGACCAGCAGATCCGGTTCGCCGTCGAGTGGGACAGCGCGACGCAGCAGGTCGTCGTGCTCACCGACCAGGAAGACCCGGAGTACGTCTACACGGCAAGGATTACCGACCCGGCGCGCTTCCCGGCCACGTTCGCGCGGGCCATCGCGGAGCGGATGGCGAAGGACCTCATTCGCGGGCTGCGCAAGGACCTGCGGTTGCTCGAGGCGCAGCGGCGGATGAGCGGCGAGGCGAGCGGTACGGCAGCGGCGAGCGCCGGCAGGGCATCGAAGCCGGACCCGGAGCCGGAGAACTTCATCACGGCGGCGAGGCGGTAGGTCACCGAATGCAGACGCTGCTCCAGGTGGCGAGCACCACGGCGCAAGTAGGCGTGTCGACGGTCGCCGGGCAGCTATTCCACGCGAGGAAGCGTCCGCCGTCGGCATCGCAAAAGCACCGTCGCTGCGTGAACGTCTGCCCCTGAGCGATGGCGTCGAACTGATCCTCGCGGGCAGCGTCGGGGCACGGGTCGCACGGGGGCCCGGCGTCCAGGTTGGTCTCGCATTCGGTGGTCGGGCGCGGAGTGGGCGGCGGTACCTGTGGCGGCTCCTGATGGCCGCAGGCGACGAGTAGCAAGAGAGCGAGCAGGACAGCGAGCCGCATCGTCGGAGGGTAATACCGCATGGGTCAGCCGGTACGGCAACAGGCGTTCACGGGCGAGATTGCCCCGGAGCGCTATGGCCGCACGAAGGATCCGCGGTACGCGACCAGCCTCCGCACCTGCAAGAACTTCCTGCCCATCGAGGACGGCGCGCTCGTGAACCGGGCGGGCACCTACGACATGGGCGCGCTCGCCGCGGCGCAGGTCCGCTTCGAGCACTTCGTCTTCACCGACGCACAGGCGTTCGTCCTCGAATTTACGAATCTCCAGGTCCGGGTCTGGACTCCGCTCGGGCTCGTGCTGAACGCGGGCGTCCCGGTTGCGGTGGCGACTCCCTACCTCGCCGCGGACCTGCCGTTCCTCAAGTTTCAGCAGAGCGGCGACGTCATCACCATCACACGCCGCGGGTACCAGCCGCGGGACCTGACCAGGATCTCGAACACGAACTGGACGATTGCGCTGCACGGCTTCGTTCCACAGGCGTTCTTCGCCGGCTTCCCGTCGATCAACGTGACCGAGATCGCGATGACCTCGACGACGAAATGGGACCTGACGCCGTTTGGTCCGCCGCCTGCCGGTTATGGCGTGGGCGACATCGTCATGTTTCAGCCGGGCGGCGCCGGCCCGTTCCATCTTTATCAATCGCTGGCCGGTTCCAACCGCACGCAGCCGGATGTGGGCGGCTGGACCGATGTCTCCTGGAATGCCGGCACGACGTACGACAAGGGCCAGTACGTCTGGAAGGACGGACAGCCGTACATCTCGCTTCGGGAGCAGAACCAGGGAATCGACCCGACCGACACGAGCATTATTTCGGCGGTCGATGCCGCGCTGGGGATCTACTGGTGGGCGCCCGCGTCCGACGCGACCAGACCGGCTCAGGAGTGGAAGTGGGCGGTGACGGTGCTCTACAAGGACGATCACGGCGTCACGCACGAGACGTTGCCTTCGGTCGTGTCAGTCGGCGGCGCCTTTACCTTTTCCGGCGCGAAGTCGGCGGTGTACTCCGACCGTCCCGCGACCATCCGCTGGACCGCGCCCGGTGCGCAGGCGTTCTCGTTCAAGTTGGTCGGCTACAACATCTACCGCGGGCGCGGGAACCTTTACGGATTCGTTGGCGGCGCGGATGCCAACGACACTGCATTCACCGATACCGGGGCGGCTCCGGACTACGGTACGCAGCCACCGAAGGGAACCAATCCATTCGCCATCGCGGACGGCGCGGACTCGGCAAACACCTTCTCCTGGCCTGCCTGCGGAACGATTCACGCGCAGCGCGAGGTGTTCGCCGGAACGGACAAGAAGCCGTCTACCTTCTTCGGCTCGGCCGTCGGCGACTTCAGCCGCTTCGACGTCTACGACGAGCCGCAGGACGCGGACTCCTACGAATGGCGCGTCTCGTCTGCCCGGCTGGAGGATATTCGCAGCGTCCTGTCCTTCGGTCGGCTCCTGCTCTTCAGCGGGCAGGGCGTGTTCAGCGCGCACGGGGCGGACGGTGCGGACATCACGGCCAACTCGGTCGAGGTGCGCAAGCACGTCAAGAAGGGCGCGAGCTATCTCGATCCGCTGGAGGTGGCGAACGTCATCCTCTTCAACACATCGAAGGGGAACTACGTCCGGGATCTGGTCTACGACTTCGCCAGCAACTCGTACACCGGGCAGGACCTGACCCGCATCGCCCGGCACCTCTTCCGCGGGCACACCATCGTCTCCTGGGCGCACCAGGAAGAGCCCTACAGCGTCGTGTGGATGGTCCGAGACGACGGGCTGCTAGTCTCCTGCACCTACGACCGGGACACGCAGACGCTGGCATGGGCGCAGCATCCGACCGCCGGAACCGTGGTCCAGGTGGAGACCATCCCGAACGGCACCGAGGACGCCGTGCTGCTCGGCGTCATGCGCAACGGCGCGCCGCGAATGGAGCGGATGGCGAGCCGGGACCTTGCCCCGACGGACAGCCGGGATCTGTGCTTCCTGGACGCGGCGATCACGTTCGACGGCCGGAACATCGGCGCTACGACGATGACCGTCTCCGGGGCGGGCTACGACGCGGAGGACGAGGTAACGATCAACGCGGGCGCGGCGGCGTTCGTCGACCCGACCGACATCGGCGACCAGATCATCATTCTCCCGGACGGCATCGCCGCCGTGCTCGACGAAGATGGCGTGGAGCTCGTTCCGGCAGTCCCGCCAACGCGCGCCACGATCACCCAGGTGAACAGCGCAACGCAGGCGCTCGCGAAGCTGGAGGCGCCGTTGCCGGCGGATTATCAGAACGCCGCGACGCTTCTCTGGGGCTGGGCGCGGGACGCGTTCCAGGGCTTCGACCATCTAGAGGGTCTGGACGTGACGGTGCTCGCGGACGGCGGCGTTCAGGGCCCGTTCACGGTCGCGGGCGGTATCATCGGGCCGCTCAATCCCCCGGCGCTCATCCTCGTCGGTGGGCTGCCCTACGTCTCGGACGCGGAGCTGCTCGACGTGGCGGCGGATTCCGTGAAGTCGAACGTCAAGACGGTGGAGCAGGTCATCTTCGAGGTGCTGGCGACCCGCGGGCTTCTCGTCGGCGAGCAACTCGACGATCCGAAGCACCCGATGCGGGAAGCCAAGCTCCGGACGCTCGCTGACAACTTCGATCCGACAGCGCTCAAGACGCAGCAGGTCGAGGTGAAGATCTCGTCGAGTTGGAACACGAAGGGCGGGCGGGCAGCGATCCGGCAGAAGGACCCGCTCCCGCTCACCATCACCGCGGTGACCCGGATCATCGACGTCGGCGGACAGCCATGAGGGAGGCGACGTGGACCCGGTAACCATGGCCCTCATCGGCATGCAGCTCGCCGGTGGCCTGATGAAGGCGAACGCTGCCCGCAAGGCGGCTCAGGCGCAGGCGGCGCAGGACGAGTACAACGCGCGGCTGTCCGAGGCGGCTGCGGGCGACACGCTTCTCCGCGGGCAGACGCAGGAGAGCGCCGTCAAGCAATTGACGAGCGAGCGCATCTCTACCGGGCGGGCGCAACTCGGCGCGTCCGGAGTCGACGTCCAGAGCGGAAGCGCGGTGGACACGCTGGCGGGGCAGCGGGCGCGCGGCGCTCTTGCCGCGCTGGTCGTGCGCGGGAATGCGGCTCGCTCGGCATGGGGCTACGAGGCGCAGGCATCGAATTTCCGGGCAAAGGCGAAGTACGCGCTCGAGCAGGGCGACGACGCGGCGCTGGGCGCGCTTCTCGGCGCGGGCGGGCAGGCGCTGGGGATGGCGGGACAGGCTGGCGCATTCAAGAGCAGCGCGCTCTCCACGCCGGGCGTGACGACGCCGCTCATCCGGGTCGGTGAGCCGACGAATCCGCCCCCCGCATTCGGTGACGCTGGCTTCGGTGACTTCCCGTTCGAGGACGGAGCGCTCCCCTCGTAGGGGACCTGAACGATGGCGACCATCCAACCGATCTTCGATCAGCCTCCCGAGACGGAGCGGCTCCCGACGCCGTACCGGGACGTTCCGTACTCGCCGCTCGGCTTCGGCGCGGCAACGGCTGGGGGAGTCCAAGAACTCGCGCAGGTCGCGCTGCACGAGCACCAGCAACACCGCGCTGCCCAGGTCATGCAGCAGGTCGGGCAATTCGGCGAGCAGGCCGATGTCCTCCTTCACGACCCGAAGGCCGGGGCCCTGAACCTCGAAGGCGAAAAGGCGCTCGGCGCGTACGACGGTACGGTCAAGGCGCTGCGGGACCTGCAGACGAAGGCCGCTCAGGGCATCGCGGACCCTGGCCAGCGCGCCGCGTTCATGGAGCACAGCGAAGGTGTGCTCCGAACGGCGGTCCGGCAGCTCGAGGTGCATACCAGCACGCAGGGCGAGCAGCTCAAGACGACCGGGCTGCTCTCCACGCAGAAATCGATGTTCAACTCCTCCGTGAAGGCGATCGACCAGACAAGCGCGGACAGCTACATGGCGACCGCGGCGGACGCGACGCGGGCGTACTGGACCGATCACGCGAACGCCCAGATCGCAGAGGAGAAGGTCCAGGAGTACGTCGCCACCGCGAACGCGGGGCGCCTCGACCGCCTGCTGGCCAACCCGAACACGCAGGGCGACGCGATCCGGTTCTTCCAGTCTCGGCACGACGCGCTCCCGGCCGACAAGCTGGACACATACGAGGCGAAGGTCGCGGCGGTGGGCGTGGCGACAACGGCGCAACCGCTCGCGCTCGGCATCGTTCGCAACTCAATGGGTAAGGACGGGCGCGTTGATCCGCGCGGCGCGCAGGGCCTTGTCGACGCGCTGCAGGTTCCGGAGCCGGTGCGCGAGAAGGTGCAGCAACTCGTCGATCACCACACGACCACATACAACCGGGCGTGGACTGAGGAGCGAGACGCGATTGCCGGTAAGGTGCTCAACCAGATCACAGACTCTGTGACGGGGGAGACGGATTGGTCGAAGGTGAATGCGGCGGACGATGCCGCGCTTGAGCTCAAGGATCCCATTCGTCACGCGGCGATGAAGAAGGGCGCGGCGATCGCCACGTCGAAGGCGCATTACGCCATGGCCTACGACTACTTCTTCGGCTCGCCAGCGGCCCGCGAGCGAACCGCCGGCATGAGCCCGGACGAGTTCCGTACCGACCCGATGCTCCTGCAACTTCAATACAAGCACAAAACGCCGATCGTCCAGATGTACGACGCGATGCAGAAGAACATCAACAAGCAGGCGCCGAAGGAAGCTCTCGTCCTGGAATACGCGCGCCCGAAGCTCGGTCTCGGTGACACGAAGATCGGGCAGCTATCCGCTAGCAAGCAGGAGAAGCTGACGGACCTGATGTTGGCCGTGCAGGCGGACATGCAGGACTTCGTGAAACACCACGACGGGCAGACGCCAGACAGCACGAAGCAACGCGAGATCATCGAGTACCAGACCGCGGTCACGGCCTCGCACTGGTTCACTGCGGACGAGCTGCGCTTTCAGGCGGGAGCGGCCGAGCGGCGCAACCGTCGCGCGAAGTCGACCGCGGTGCCTCCGCCTGCAACTGCGCCGGTGGTGCCCGCAGCGCCGACCGCTCTGCCAGCGACGGCGATGCCGAAGGGGGGCGCGCCGCCGGGATTCGCGGGCTGGCGCACCTCGGCATCCGCGAAGATGCGCTACCCGGCGGACGCGAAGGGCAACATCCTCGGTCCCGGTGAGCCCATCCAATGAGCGAGAACCTACCCGCGGATCTCGGTCCGGTAGAGGCGCCACCGTCCGATCTGGGACCGCTCGAGCCGACGCCTCCGGATCTTGGACCCGTTGAGCCAGCGGCCCCCGCGCCCCCGGCCGAACCACCCGCCCCGCCGCAGACCGACGAGGAATACGCGGCGCTGATGGACCCGAACAGCGGGACGCCTCTCTCGGTCGCCGCGTTCAACGCGCAGCGCGGCATCCCGCACGAGACCATCGCGAAGGCGATGCGGTACGGACAGGCGCTCGGCCTCGACCCGGAATCGCTCATCGACGACCCGAAGGCGCTCGCGGCGGCGAAGGACGAGGTGGACTTCCGGGAGAGCATCAAGACGCTCAAGGAAGCGCCAAGGCTCGCTGCCCTGATGGCACACAACACCGCGCTGGCCAACGCGGCCCGCGAGGATCTGCCTGCCCTGAATGCCATCGAGGCGGGGGTCATGGACGTGGCGCACGGCTACTACGCCCGCAAGTACATGGGCGGAGACCATGCCGCTGGCGTCCGGCTGCACGACATCGACCGGATGCTCTCGAAGTACGACAAGGAGGAGCACGGCCTCATCTCGGACGTGCTGCGGTTCGGTCCGACCGCGCTCGAGTATGGAACGGCATCGGTCGGCGGTGCCCTCGCCACGGGCCCCGCGGCGCCCGGTGGCGCGATCGCCGGACCGTTCATCGTCATGTACCAGACGCAAGCCGGCGAGCTTTACGCGCGCATTGCGGACGCGGAGAGCGCGCACGCCGAACGCGATCCGAGCTACACGCCGCTCTCGCAAAAGCAGATGGAGCGGGCATCGAAGGACGGCGCGCTCACGGGGGCGACGCTCTTCTCGGTCCTGGGCAACGCCTTCAACAAGTCGATCCCCTTCGCGAACGGCGCCCTGCAGCGGCTCGGCGTCAACATCGTCGCGGAGGCGAGCGAGGATACCGCCGTCAAGCTCGCGTTGCGCAAGCTCGAGGAGGCTGGGGCGCACACCCTGTCGGGCACGTTGGCCATGACGGCGCAGGCCATCAGCGATGACGCGACGGTGCAGAAGGCCACGACCGGCGACGTTGACATCGGCAAGGCCACGTCAGCGGGCGTAGAGACGCTCAAGAGGGTGCTGGCTCCCACGCTGTTCCTCTCGGGCGTGGAGCCGTTCAGGGCGTACGTCAAGGACGTCGGCCGCATCCGGTCCGCGCCGTTCGATGTCGGGCGCATCGACCAGATGGCGAAGATGGTCAAGTCGTCGAAGATGGTCGACCGCGCCCCGGAAGCGGCGGAGCAGATCCTCGGCTCCATCGTCGAAGGCAGCGACATCGAGACGACCTACATCGGTCACGAGGCGCTGAAGAACCCGGAAGTCGCGCAGGCCGTGGCGGACGTGGTTGGCGAGCACGCCGTTTCGGAGGCGCTGGCGACACAGGGCTCCGTGCCGATGCCGACGGAGAAGTACCTCGTCCAGATCGCGCCCGACTTCCACGATGCGGTGCGCGAGCACTTGAGGATCGACCAGGAAGGGGCGTCGCTCGCGGAGGCGCGGGAGATCAAGCCGGACCTCGACGCGGCGCTGGCGGCGATTCCGGCAGAGCAACGGGCCGCGGTGGAGAAGGTCGCGCGACCGAAGGAGCCTTTGCAGGCGCCGACACCCACGATCACGGAGGACGCTTTCCGGCGGATGGCCCGCGAGGCGACCGAGGGCAAGCGGCTCGGCGACCTGCAGCCGGGGCGGCGACGGAGGGACGCGGAGAGCGCGGCAACGAAGGCATTGCGTGCTCGCGCGCAGGCAGCCGAGGCGCTCGGAACGGCAGAGCAGAAGGCGCAGGCCGGAATCGACACCGCGGTGGCAGCGGCAGAGGAAGCGCGGCGCGGCGCCGGGAATCTCGGGCTCGGTCTCGCGCAGGCTCGTGAGCTCGAGGCAAAGGGAGCCGGGAAGGCAGCACAGAATCTCAGTCGCCAGCAACTCCGTGCGTCAGAGCAAGGCCAGGCGAGCGCGGAGAGCGCATCGGTACAAGCAACCCGCGGCACGGTCCGCGCTGGCGACTTGCTGGCTCAGGCAGCAGAGCACGAACAGGCCCGCGACTACGGCAGGGCGCTCGAGCGGGCCGAGACGGCGGCGCTGGAAGAGGCGGACAAGAATCGGCGCTTCCTGCAGCGCTACACGAAGCCCGAGGGTCTCGCGGAGTTGGGCAAGGCGAGTCCGGAACACCGAGACGCGGTGCAGATGCTCCTCTCCGGCTTCGAGCTCGCGGAAGGCACGTCGCGCCCCGAGGTGGCCCGCCGGCTCGCTACGATGCAGTGGATGGCCAGCGAAGAGGCGCAAGGCCGCACGCCGGTCATTCCGGACTCGGTGCTCTCGAAGCTCGACCGTTTCGTTCACTGGAAGGAGATGACGCCGCAGGAGATGCGGGACCTTGCCGACTCCGTGCGCAGCATCGCCCGGCAGGCGGAACTCAAGAACAGCATTGTCTCGGATCGCGGGCGGGTCGCGTTCGACGGGGCGTCGACGGAACTGATCGGCGCGGCCAACGAGAACATGAAGCCGGTCCCGATCTTCCAGGCTGGCGACGTGATCCCGCTCAGGGAGAAGCTGGCGCGATTCAAGCGAGGCGCGGAAGCGGTCGTCTTGAAGCCCGAGGAGATCGTCCGGCGCCTTGATGGTGGCAAGATCAATGGTCCGTGGGGGCGGCACCTCTGGCATCCGCTCTCGGAAGCCTACAACCGATTCCTCGTTCTTGAGGACAAGTGGTCGAAACCGCTCCTCGACGCGATCGAGGCGGTGCCCAAGGAGACGCGGCGGGACTGGAAGACCAGGACATTCACGGTCGATGGCCGCGAGCGGACGATGGAGCAGGCCATCGCGGTGGCCATGAACCAGGGGAACGCGGGCAACTCCTTCAAGCTGCTTGAAGGACTGAAGCGCGGGAAGACGCTCGGGCTCACGGACTGGACGCAGGGCACGGTCGACTCGTTCCTCGCCCATGTGAACCGCGACGGATGGAACTTCGCGCAGGCGACGTGGGACGCTCTCGACTCGCATTGGGACGCCATCGCCAAGCACGAAGAGAGCCTGACCGGCCTCGTCCCCGAGAGGGTTGTCCACCGCGGGTTCGATCGTTGGTTCGACAAGGACGGGAACACGGCGCCCGCGGGAAGCGAAGGCGCGGAGAGGGTGCATTTCCGCGGTGGCTACTACCCGATCATCTACGAGCGACAGTTCAACTTCCTCGGGCGCTCGGGGCGTGGCGAAGGCGATCTCCTCTCCGTGAACTATCGCACCGCGACGACGCCGCAAGGCCGGCTACAGAGCCGGATCGCGAACTACGCCCGGCCGATCGAGCTCACCTTGAGCGGGCTTCCCGGCGTGATCCGCGAATTCGCCAAGGACGTTGCGATGCGGGAATCGCTCATGTCGGCGCATCGGATCGTCACGGACCGGGACATCGTGAACACGCTGCACCAGACCATCGGAGAGCCGAACACGCGCGTCCTGCAGAGCATGGTGCTCGACGCGGCGAACGATATGGTCCTGCCGGCCAACGGGGCGGAAGCGTTCCTCAAGGTGGCCAACCGGATGCGCGGCGGAGTGTCGGCCTCGGTGTTCGCTTGGAACATCGCCCAGACGACGCAGAACCTCGCGGGCGTGACGCAGATCATGAAGCATGTGCCCATCTCGTACGTGCGCGAGGGACTGCGGGCGATGGTGCTGGACCCGAGCGGGACCATCGATTTCGCGAACGCCGCGTCCGGCGAGATGGCGACCCGCGCCAAGCACATCAACGCCGAGATGACCGAAGCGCATCGCTCCATCCAGAACAAGAGCGTTCTTGGCTCCACGTTCGAGTCGGCGATGGCGCCCGCGCAGCACATCGCAGAGATGGGCCTCGATGTCTTCTCGGCGACGGACGCTTTCACGGCGCATCTCGGCTGGCGCGCAGCCTACGAGCACGCCATCGCCCCCGTCGAGAAGGGCGGGCTCGGCTACGATCACGGGGCGGCGGTGCGGCAGGCGGACCGGATGATCCGGCTCGCTATCTCCAGCGGGCGCGTCATCGATCTGCCGTCCTTCCTTCGGCATCCGGTGACCAAGCTCCTGGCGCCGTTCTCGGGCTGGTCGGCCACCCAGCTCAACGACTACATGGCGACGAAGTACGACGCTCGGCAGCTCGCCGCGGACGGCGACATCTGGGCAGCTCGGCGGAAGTGGGCAGCGGCGCATATCTGGGTAGCGGCCGGCGGGATTGCCGGGTCGCTGATGGTGTTCCGCGGGCCGAAGGACATCCACAAGGACGGTCTCGACGTCGGCGACGTGGCCCGGTGGCTCGGCATCGAAGGGCTCATGGCCCCGGTCTGGTACACACCGTATCTCGGTGCGCCGCTGAAGAAGCTCGCGGAAGGGGAGCCGCTTCGGAGCAGCCTCTTCACTCCGACCATCGGGCGCCCTGTCGAGACGGCGATCAAGGCGGCGATCCGGATCCGCAGCAAGGCGGAGAAGAAGGGGCTCGAGACGGAGGACTACCAGAAGTTCGGCCTCGGGATGCTGGAAGCCGTCGCGACGATGGAGGGGATGCCGGTGGTCCAGGCGAAGAACACGGCCGGCTACCTCCTCGACCCGAACAGCCCGAAGGACAACCCGCTGCAGATCGGGCTGGGCGTCGCGGCCGGGAAGTCGGCGCCCGGAAAGCTGCTCGACCTGACGAAGTAGCTACTTCTTGCGCTCGAAGTCGCGGCGCTCGTGGAAGGCCATCCAGTAGCAGAACGAGGCGGTAGCGATGCCGGCGGAGATGCTGGCGTGGCGGACTTCGCCTCTGAGCAGGAATGGAACTACGCCCGCAGCGCCGATGCCGAACGCCCACCCGCTGGCGTGAACGAACAATCGCTGTACCGCGTACGCGGGCACGGCGACTAGCACAGCACGGAGACCGAACATGCGCAACCGATTCGCGGCATTCGCTGCCGTGCTGGCCCTCTCTTGCCCGGCGCTGGCCACGTTGACCACGACGACCAACTCCGCCAGCTACGTCGGGAACGGCTCTACGACCGCGTTCACCGTGCCCTTCAAATTCCTGGTGAACGCGGACCTCGTGGTCACGGTGGCGGGAGTGACCAAGGCCCTCGGCTCCGACTACTCGGTCAAGGGAGCGGGCGCGGCCACGGGGACCGTCACGTTCACCGTGGCGCCTCTGGCCAGCGCGCCGGTGGTCATCACGCGGGCGGTACCGCTCACGCAGACGACGTCGCTGCGGCAGAGTCGCGCGTTCGATCCCGCCACGCTTGAGAACGGTCTCGACCGGCGCGCGATGGCCGAGCAGCAGATCGCCAACACGCACGCGGTCGACAAGACGACGCAGGCGACCAAGGACGCGGCGCAGGACGCGACCGACTCGTCGATTCAGGCGACCGATACGTCACAGAACGCCCAGATCGTCGGCATCACCAACTCGATCGCCGGGTTCAGCAGCGCGAGCCACGGGGTGACCGACACCTCTTCCGTCCAGGCGCTGGGGTCGAGTACGCCACGGACCTTGACCGCGCGGTTCGCGGACGTCGTCAACGTCAAGGACCAGGGTGCCGCGGGCGACGGGGTAGCGAACGACACGACGGCCATCCAGAGCGCAGCCACGCTCGCGGCGGGGAAGACGCTTCTGTTCCAGAGCGGCACCTACAAGCTGACCGGGCACATCAACATCTCGTCCGGGACACGTGTCATCGCGCAGGGCACGGTAACGATGAACCAGACCACGGCCGGTGAATTGGTCTTCTACGGCTCGGCCGTCTCGAACATAGAGATCCGTGGCTTCACCATGACCGGCACCGCGAACGCGACGCAGCCGCTGGTGGGCACGGGGAACAACTGCGGCGCCATCTGCTTCGAGACGTCCGGAGGCGGCATCGTCGTCGAGAAGAACGTCATCTCCGGATTCTGGAATGGGATCACGGGAACCAACTTGACCGGGTTCACGGTACGGGACAACGAGGTATCGCACTGGCGGCTCTACGCCGTGCTGGCCTCGCAATCGGCTGACTTCCACATCGATAACAACCGCCTGCACGACAACGACATGCCGACCGCCGCCGCATGGTCATCGGCGACGACATACTCGCCCGGGCAGACCGCGACCGCGAACGGCCTCCTGTGGATGAGCCTGCAGGGCTCGAACCTCAACAACGCGCCGCCGGGAGCGCCGCCGGGCAATTCATTCTGGCTGCAGATCGCCACGTACGGGGCGATGGCCTCGGGGAACCGTGGCACCGTCTCGCAATTCCGCAACACGATCACGAATAACAAGATCCTCAACAATCCGGTGTGGGACGGGATCATGTCCCACGACTGTGACGGGCTGCTCATCGCGAACAACGACATCCGCGGAGTGCGTATCGGTATCGACCTGTCATCGTCCGCGGCTGGCAAATACGACGAGAAGATCGTCATCACCGGCAACTACCTGGAATCGACGGTCACGGATGCATGGAGCGGCTTGGCGGCACGGACGGCTGGGATCATCCTCTTCGGGAACGACTCGACGATCAAGGCTCGGAACGCCAGCATCGTCGGCAACGTCACCAAGGGATTCAACGGATTCAATGCGGGCAGCACTGCATCAGGCGCGGTCGCACTGTCGAATACGGAGGGCATTACCGTCACCGGGAACCAGTTCACCGGGGTATCGAACTTCGCGGGCAATGTCGGTGCCTGCATCATCGCCAACGGCCTCGCGAACGGGCTGGCCATCTCGGGGAACTCCTGCGATGGAGCGGCAGGGCTGGCGGGGGTGCGGATTCACGCGGCCACGGCCGATACCATCTCGGTCACCGGCAACGCCCTGCGCGACGCGGACGGTACCGGCATCGCGGTCAACGTGACGTCTTCCTCGACGATCACGGCGCTGGCGGTCACGGGGAACACCTCCAACGCGACGACGCCATACGCGGTGTCGGGAACGATCACACGCGAAATGGTCGACTCCTTCGCGACGTCTTCGACCGCCAAGAAGAGCGCGACCTACATCACTGCGGCCGGCGGTACCGGATCCGACCTCGACATGGAAGTCGCTCCCTCCTCCGGTCTCACGAACACCGATCTGGTGGTCATGGACCTGTCGTCCACCGCGAGCGCATCGGCATCGGTGACGGTGGAAGTCATCGGGCAGCAGTACGGTGGCAACGGGAATCCTCCCCTCGGCGGACTCGTCACCTGGACGATGACCGTTTACGGGGCGCGCAATGCCGCCGCCGCCGCCGCGTGGACTCCGACAACCGCGACCGACATGACGGTGTCCTCGACCACCTACGGGTCCATCACGGCCCCCAAGCTCATCATCAACACCGCGACCAATGTCGGGACCCTGCAATTCCAGCCACAGCAGGGATTCTGCAGCTACCGGATTCGCGCCCGCGCGCAGTCGTGGCGCGGTACCGCGCTCGCGAAGTAACCAGCAAAGGAGACTCACCGCATGTCCGATACCTCTACGACCAGCACGACTCCCACCGAGCAGACGAACCCGCTGGACAGCGGCCACACCACGACGGAGTGGAAAGTCACCATCGTGGCGAGCGTCCTTTCGATCCTCGTCACCGTCGTCGGCGTGGCGTCCAACTTCCTCGATGTCGTGCAGCAGGCGGGCGTCACTGGGAAGTGGGTCTCCATCGCGACCACGATCGTCGGCGTGCTGGGAACGGTCCTGACGGCCCTCGGCTATCAGGTGACGCGCAGCGCCGTGAAGAAGGCGGCAGTCACCGCGAGCACTGGCACGCCCACTGTCACGCCCGCCGTTGCAGCCGCGAACATCGGCACCGTCCGCTCGTGAAGCCTCTCTGCCTCGCGCTGTGCGTCGCGCTCGCCGCTACGGGCGCGCGTGCCAGCGATCCCGTCTACGTGTCTCCTGACCCAGCCCCCGACGTGTATGGGCCGCTCGTGTGGCGGGCGGGCGGCGTCGACGTGCACGGCTTCTGGTTCACCGACAAGCAAACGCAGGCCGTGGACCTCCGCATCAAGTACCTCGAGGACAAGGCCGCGAAGGAATGCACCGACGCGACGAACGCCGAAACGAAGAAGGTCCTCGGCGCGGCTCCGACGCTGTGGATCGTTGGCGCGGGCGCGCTGGTCCTCGGGCTCGTCGGCGGGTTCTACCTGGGGAGAAAATGACCGACTTCAAGCTGTTCGCCGGGCTCCGCAAGGAGTTGGTCGAGATGGCCATCGCGCACCGTGCCGCGGTCGAGGCGCAGTTGCGCATTCCGCTCGTGTTCACCTCCGGGCGCCGCTCCCCGGAAGAGCAGATGGCCCTCTACGTTCGCGGGCGGGCGATCGAGAACGGCGTGTGGGTGGTCACGGACCCGCACCTCGTCGTCACGAACGCGCTTCCGGACCACGACCCCCACGTCGTCGGCGCGGCCTACGACTGCGCACCTGCACCTGGTCACCGCATCGATTGGCAACGAATCGACCTGTTCGAGAAGGTCGGACGCCTCGCGCCGGTTGGGCTCACATGGGGCGGCTCGTGGCCACGATTGCGAGATCTAGGTCATTTCGAGTTGAGCGGGTGGCGGCATCTACCGCCGCAGGATCCGATCCCGATGGCCTGATCCTCGCCTTCGCCGCGGCGCTGGTCATGGGCGTGCTGCGGCTGCGCAGGGCGGGCTAGCCCCTACAGGCGGCGCATTATCGCGGCGAGTCTCGCATCAGTGTTGTTGGCGCGGGCGATGAGCTCGCGGAACCATCCGCGCAGCGGCTTCACGTCGGCGGCGTCCAGGGGGATGCGGATGCGCCACGGGTTGAGCAATCCCATGAGCACGATCAGTTCGTCGGTTCGGCTGAACCATTCGCCCTTGAGGCGCGATTCCCGGAAGTGTTCGTGCAGCTTGCGTTCGTCGGATCGGTCGCCTTCCGCGCTGGCGATGAGGTGCAGCCGCTCGGGGCACCCGATCTGGAGCTCGTAGAGTCTCGCTCGCGGATTCACGGCGAGACCGATCTTCACGCGCTCGAGATCCCCTGTGGCGATGAAGTAGACGAATCGCCGCCAACGGCAGATCGCGGAATGCGGATGAAGGTTGATCCTGACCATCCCTGCTCCACGCCCGCTCCATGCGCAGGCTGCATTCCCGTGCACATCCGTGCAGGCCAGCGCCTCCGGGCGCAGAGGAAAGTATACCCCTGAGAGTGTCGCGCCCGTTAGTTCGAATCTCTGTGGGGACGCTCTCTAGGAATTGACCCGCTGAGAAACCTGCTCCACGTCGGCTCCACTCTCAAGCACGTGGATCATCGCGTCGGTGCTGTGCGGCGACAGGTGCATGTAGCGCAACGTCGTTGTCAGGCTCGCGTGCCCGGCCCACTTCTGGATCGTCGTCACCGGCACCGCGCGCATCGCGAGGTGCGAGCAGAATGTGTGACGCAGCTTGTGCAGGTTCCGGGACGGCGGCAGGCCCGCGCGCTTGCACGCCACCTCGAGCCAGGACTGCAGCGTCGATATGCCTACGGGAGTCCCGTCCATTTGCCATAGAAGCCGCTTACCGCGGAGATGGCGGGCCTCGTCCACCGCAAGAGCCAGACGAGCGGTAAGAGGCACACGGCGAGCTTTGCCGCTCTTGGGCGTTCCAACGGTGCCCATCCACTCGTTCCGCAGGACGCGCACTTCGCCACGCCCCACGTCAGCCTGTTCGAGGGCAACAAGTTCACCACGACGTAGACCCGCGTCGCCGCCGAGCAACACCGCCGCTCGCACCATAGGTCCCGCTCGTCGAGCACCATCGATCAGCGCCTCCCATTCCTTGAAGTCGTAGAAATCCATTTCTGGGTTGTCCCACCGCGGCACTTCGATTTTGGGCGCCTTGACGATCTCCTCCCACGCTTCCGCCGTGCGCATCATCGTGGCGAGCACCGAGAGAACGCACGCCTTCGTCTTGAGCGACTTGCCGTCGAGGCGCAGCTTGAGCCGCTGGATCTGGAGCGGGCCGATCTCGGTCAGGCGCAGCGACCCCAGGATCGGGACGAGGTAGAGCCGCAGGATCGTTTCCTTCGCCGCGAGCGTAGACGGCTTGTTGCCGTTGGCCCGCGAGTAGTCGCGCATCCACCGCTTCCCGAATTCCTCGAGCCGGGGCGCCGGGACTTCCTCCCGCTGCGGCCCCTTGCGCGCGAGCTCGGACTCACGGGCCTTCGCCCAGCGCATGCGGGCGCTCGGGCTGGTCAGGGCCTCCGGGAAGTTCCGCCGCTCACGTACAGGCCCGGCCGGTCCTAGCGTCAGAATGTCGTAGCGCGCTCTTCCGTTCCGTGGCGTCTCGATTCGCACGGTCATGGACCCCGCGTTCTACCGCTTCGCGCCCAGCAGATCCGCTTTCCGCCAGAGAAGCCGCTTCGCGCCGGGCAGCGGCTTCGGCATCTGCCCGCGCTGATGGCGCACGTAGATTGCTCGCGGCGTCGTCTTGAGGAGCGCCGCTGCCTCCTTAACGTCCACCGTCTCCGAGACATCCACGGGCGAGGCTTGTCGCTCGAGCGCCGTCGCGATGCGCTCCAGGGTGCGCAAGATCGCTGCGGTGCTTTCGCTCACGCGCGGGCTCCGCTGGCCGGAAGGGGGGTCACTCGCTCCCCTTCGCCGGAAGCAGCCGCCCGGCGCGCACCGCTTCCGAGATCTGCGGGATGATGATCTCGCCGATGGTGCGTCCGCTCTCCGTGACGACGTGCGCGAGGAATTCCTGTTCGAGCGTGCTGATTCCGGACTCGACGGCTTCCAGCTTCGCTTTGATCACGAGGAGGAGGGCGCGCCATCGCTGCCGGGTTGCCCGCTCTGCCCGTTCTGCGGTACCGGCCTCGCGCGCCGTGGGCATGGGCACGTCGAGGCGCACGCGGCGCTCCTTGAATTGGAAGACGATCGCCGCGAAGTCGCGTTGTTCGGTACGCGGCGCGTGTGCTGGAACGGGATTGATGGCCACCTCGCGCCGCTCCCACGAGTAGCCGAAGCCGCTCGCACCGTAGCGCGTGAGGATCTTGTCGATTTCGGCTCGCGAGCGGTCCGCGGGAACCGACGTGTTCTCTGCGTAGCGGCTCATGGCGCGGGCGGCTCCTTGGGCGGCGCGGGGAACAGAGCGCGAATCGACTCGGCGCAGTCCACGCAAACGGGTAGGGAGACGCGCCGGTGTCGGCCGCTATCGCAGCCATCGATCCGCATGTCCGACATTCGCAAGCCCGTCTTCTGGCAAAGTCCGCAGCGCGTTTCCATCTACGTCCCCTCTCCCTCGGGCGGCGCGGCGCGGGCGGCGAGCTTGGCGCGCGCAAGGTCTACGGCTCCGTGCGGCAGACCGAAAAGCGGCCATGCGGTATCGCAAACACACTCGCCCTTGCCTGCGCAGTCCGGCGGCGGGCCGTGGCTGCAAAGGAAGTCGAGAAGCGCCCGCTCCAACTCCGCGATCCGCGCCTCCGCCTTCTCTGCGCGCTCGCGGGCGAAGTGAATGTCGCGCTCCATCTGCACCTGCAGCGCCTCTGCCCCCGGCGCCTTCCCCGTCTCCGCTGCGGGCGCGGCATGGCTAGAATCGGTGCACGGCACATGGCGCTCCAGTCCCGTGCTCCACATCAGGCCCGGCATCTCCGGATCGCATCGCTGGCACGTACACGCTGCGGGCGCGGCGGCGGGCGGAATCTGGGCGCGGATACGATCGGACGCCGAAAGTAGCGCCTCGTGCGCAGCTTGCGGGCGAGGATCCGCCGCCATGCTCCGGCACTCCTGCGCCGCCCGTTCCAGGGCTGACGACTCGGCAGCGTGGAGGGCGGCGGCGATCATGGGAACTGCGCGCGCCTCGTCCATGACCAGCGAACGGAACAACTCCCGCGCCTGCGCATCGAAGCGGTCCGGCTCGCTCATTTGGAGTCTCCGGTCGCAGGCGCGGCGAGCGCGGCTCTCGGTATCCATTCGCCGTTGGCGTCGCGCTCACCACTGGTGCCGCAGTCCGGCCCCATGTCGCACGCCGTCCCGCCGTGGTTCAGCGCGCAGTCGGGCCAGTGCTTGCGTCCGGCTGCTCCCGCGGCGAGCGCGGCGATCTTGTCCAGAAGCACTTCGTATCCGGGCAAGTGCGTGCCGATCACGTCCGCGCACTCATCAAGCGCACGGCGCGCGGCGGCGAGGGCTTCCTGACTGCGTTTGTAACCGCGCTGAATGCACGACACGTCCTTGATGCACTTGCCCCGATACTCGCCGTAGCGAACCAGTTCGCCAGCGTGCAGCAGGTTGCGCGTTTCTACCGACGCCAATTCCAGCCCGCAAATCTCGCACGTCTCACCCACGGTCCCCTCCGGTGCAGAGCGCGGCGGTGCGCATCTTCTGGATGGCCAAGGACAGCGCGCGGTATGCGCCGTCCCATGTGCGGCGTTCGTCGCCTACGGTGCATTCTTCCTTCGCGCGGCGCGCAGCACTCAAAAGGAAACGAGCCTGCGTCGGAGTCAGGACCGGACAGACGGATCCGCGCTTCATCCTTCCTCCTGCCCGGAAGCGGCGAGGGCGCCTTCCCGCAGTGCTTCGCGGAAACCCTCGACGTCGCCGCTGTCGATATCGTCGGCCGCAGACGCTAATGCCTCGGCCATCTCCGTCATCTTCGCCCGCAGCCGCGTCACCTCGGCGCGGAGAGCGTCGAGCTCTGACTCGATGCCGGCGCACCTCGTTACGCTGTCCGCAAGCGCCGCGTTCGCGCTGGCGAGTCCTGCCTCGCGGGCCAGCGCCTCGCCCCGCTCCCGCAGCGCCGTGGCGAGCTCAGTCACCTTTGCTGCACACGCCGCCTGCCAGCCTTGCGATACGGTACGCTCGTGATCGAGGGCGAGCCGCAATAGCGACGCTTCGACTTGCAGCGATTTCGTTTCGTCAGCGTGCACGATGCTCCTCCCTCCACCGTCTCGGCGCCTCGTCCGGGTCGCCGTAGCAGACGCGCACCGCGCGCTTCTCCGCGTCGTTCAAGTAGGGGCAATCCGCGCGCCAGTGGAAGATGCCGTCGAAGGCGTCCGGCGCGGGACTCGTCTCGACGCAGCGGCACGTCTCGCCACGTTCGAAGTTCTCACCCGGCATCACGCCACCCTCACCGGGCGGTTGCGCGCCCTGTTCCTGCGATGCCATTCAGCGCGGACGGACGTCGCCGCCGTCATGTGCAGGCCGCAGAGCCGTGCCTTGCTCTCGGGGTCGTAGACGATCGGACCGATACATGGGCCGTCACCTGCGTAGCGGTCCACCTCGCAATCGAAAACGGGGCCGGCCAGATTGCTGGTCGTATTCGGCACAGGAGCTGGCGCACCCGACGTGTCCGCCCCTTGCACCTCCTCCGCGCGAGGAGTCGCGGCCCCTTCCTTGGTCGGCGTTACCCGGCCGGTCGCATGATCGTCCTCCTTCCCTGAATCCTTCGCTTCCTTCTTCCGCCGACGGCGCGGACCATGCACCGTCACGTCTACCTGCACCGTGAAGTCGATGCGCTGGTAGAGGAGAGCGTATTGCGCTTTCCCGACGAGGCCGCGCAGAAAATAGGTCGCCTTCTCCTCCGTCGCAAAGTAATCGTATTGCGTCTCGCTCTCTTCGCGGTGCGTAACCAACCATTCCATTTCGGTCGCGTCGGGCATCGGCGGGGCTCCTAGATCAGAAGGGGATTCCGGATCCGCCGGTCCCGGTCGGAGCGAAGCCCTGCGTCTTGAGCTTCTGATCCACGGCGGCAATCGCGCCGCGCATCTTCGCGGCGAGCGCCTTTGCCTGCTCCGCGGGCAGCGCCTTCCCGGCCCGGCCGACGCGGTTCACCCACTGCACCTTGGGCCGCGTCTTCCCCTCGTACTCTTCGTGCTCGATCACGATCTCGACGACCGGCGTATCCGTCTTGGCCAGGTCGGACAGGTCGGACAGGTCCGAGCCCTTCCAGCCGGCGTAGCGCAACGACTCGATCGTCCGGTCCGTCGTCTTGTCGGTCAGGAACCCGAACCAGTTGATCGTGGTCCCGGCGTGCTCGGCGGTCGTGATCTCGAACGTCACGACTACCTGTGGCGTCTTCTTGTTCTCGCTCTCGGACAGCGTAGCGCCACGTGCGACCGCTGCGAACGTTCCCTGTGGAATCATTTGCGTCTCCTCTTTCGACGTTGCGGCCCTATGCCGCGTTGTTTCGGATCCAGCCCAATAGCTGGCCCAACTTCAGGTCCGTATCGGCGCGTCCGAGGGCGGACGTCGCCTCCGCGCGCAGCTTCTCCGGCATCTTCGCGATTCCGGCTTCCGCCTGCTTGCGCAAATCCTCAGCGCTCGTCGCGTAGAACGCCTGCACCGCGGCGACGTACGCAGCGGCGGACAGCTTCATCTGCTCGGGCAGGTTGTGGCTGTTCTTCCCGTCGTGGCCCGGCGTCCGGGTCGTGTAGATCACGTGCTCGCCGGTCGTTACGCCCTTCGCCCGCTCCGTCTTGCTGTTCGGATCCTTCTTGACCGCGTACGTCTCTTCGATGGCGAACAGCACGTCGTAGACCTTGCCCTTGAGATAGCCCGCCGCCTTGTCGTTGATCTTCGGCTGATAGCGGTCGTAGTCGTCGCCCTCGGGATTCTTGAACGTCTTGACGAGACAGTGCGCCGTCAGGAGCACGTTCATTCCGCGCCGGTTCTGCAGCCGCTCGATCGCGGCCATGAACACGCGCCATTCGTCGAGCGCGGCCTGATAGCCCTTCCCGTAGCCGTACGCCTCGATATTCTCCTTCTTGTCCTTCTGGCACATGTACTTCCAGAGGAGCGCTTCCAGCTCATCGAGCGTATCGACGACGAGGGTCCTGCGGTCGTGCGGCTCCGTCTCGAATAGGCGGATCGCCTCCAGCACGTCCGGCCACGTCCAGCCGTCTTCCGGTTCGGGCACCCTGGCGATGGCGAGGTGCTTCGTGCGGCGCTCGAGATCGATCACCTTCGGCGCGGGGCACTCGGACCCGAAGGTGCTCTTGCCGATTCCCTCGACTCCGAACAGGAGCGTCAGGAACGGTCCGGGCATTCGCTCGGCCTTGTCGTTGCCGAGAATCACGCGGGGCTTGGGAACGGCTTTCACGGCTGAAGCTGGGACGGACATTGCGGCGCCTCCTCTTTTGGCGTTGGAGCGGTAAGCTCAGGGTGCGGGTTTTCGACGCGCTCGAACGCGGTCGGGTCATCGGCGGATCCGTCTCCCGAACAGATGGGAAAGAACCCGCATAGGCGACCGTAGTTCGAGCAGGCGTCCGGATTCCTGGGAAATACCTGGGTCCGCTGCGCGTCGCGGAGAGCGATGGCGAGTGCCCAGCGGTCCGCGTCCGCTTCGCGCAGGTCCGCGTCCGTGCGGGCTACCTCGCCGCGAACGTAATAGGCGTCCGGAGCCGCAGCGAGCGCGTCGATCAGCCGGGTGCGGAACTCCTCGGGCGTCTCGGGCGTGTCGCGTCGCGTGTTGGCTTGCAAGGGCCGCTGCTTGGGCTTCCCGAGCACGTCGTAGATGCAGCCGGCGACGTCGTATCCGAGCGCCTTCGCGCCCGCGAAGTAGATCGATACCTGGCTGTCCATGCGCAGCTTGCGCCAGTAGACCGACCCGGCAGTGATGTCCTCGCCGGAAGTCTTGTGCTCGACGATCAGCACGCGGCCCGTGGAGCGCTCGCGCACGATGGCGTCGATCTTCCCGGCCATCTCGAACGTCCGCGACGGTGCGCCCGTGTCCGGATTGATCAGCGGCGTGCGGAACTCGCGCTCTACGCCGAGCACCTCGTAGCGGTCCATTTCCGGAAGCCACCGGGCATCGTAGCCGACGAGCATCGCCTCTACGCGGGCCTTGATGTACGGGTCCGCCTCCTGCGCGCGGACAGCATCGATCGCGGCGTCGAGACGGTTCGCGTCAGACTTCCACCACGCCTCAAGCCCGGCGTGCGTGACGATGCCGACGTTCAGCGCTTCTGTGTCGTCGCCGATGGGGCGCAGGTGCAGGTCGTACTTGAAATGGTCCAAGCGGCGGCACGCGCGGGCGCTCTTGAGCCTGGACGCGGTAATTAGCGGTAGTTGCATCTAGGCTGCTCCCTCGGGATCGTTAGCCTTCCGCGCGAACCATTCCGGCTCGTCCGCATCCTCGCGCGGCCCCGCGACTACGAGCTTCCGCAGCGGCGGCGCAGGCGCGTCTAGCAGCGCGTGCAGCGCACCTAGAGTCGCGAAGGCGGCGCGCAGCCACACTTCAGCGATCAGGATGTCTCCGCGCTGGGCATGCGCGATTCCTTCCTGAAGCTGCGTCCGCGCACGGCGGATCAACTCGGCGGCGGCGGGGCTAATCATGGCGCACCAGTTCGTCGGCGAGCCACAGAAGCGGGAAGACGACGGCGCCGGGAATGTGCTCGGAGTAATCCGTGCCGACTTCGTGGAAGGTGGCTTGCGACAGATCAACGGCACCTAGACCGCCATCGCAAAACTGCTCTTCCACCTTGCGCGCCTCGTTCCCCGGGTACGGGTTATCGATGCCCGCCCGCCTGAGCACTTCGCCGATCGCGCAGCGCGTGTAGTTGTATGGTTCAAACACCGGAACATTCCCCTCGGCGACGTCGCCGGCCAGCTCCCGCGCCGCCTTCGCCAGCTTCAGCCGCTCAGTGCGCGTCATCGCTCGCACTCCTTATCGAAGGCGTCGTCGCGGTCCCGGTCGCACGCCATATCGTGATCGTCCGGCTCGGGATCCGGCTCGCCCCACCCGCAATTCCCGCACTGAGTCGTGCCCTCGAATTGCTCGCCGCAGGAGGGGCAGGTGTCCGGCGCGTTGCTCTGCGCGTCCCACGCAATCGCTTCCAGGGAACGGGGGAGGGAGCGGATCATCGCGCAGCTCCCGTCTTGAGCGCGGCGCGGGCTTCACGCAGGCGCGCGTGCAGGTCTGCCGACTCGGGCACCGATCCCGGCTCAATCAGGCTCGCGTACCAGCCGAGCACGCCCTGCAGCGCCGCCCGCAGCTCTGCGTTCTCCCTCTTCAGCGCGTCGATTCCAGCGTCAACGCGCGCCAGGCTGGCCAGCAACTCCTCGCGGGTCGGGGTGGTCATGGACCTACCGCCTTCGCGAGCGCTGCGCGGGCTTGCCGCATGTACGAGACGGACTCCGGAAGCAACTCGTCCGTTGCGATGCACTGCATGATGTTCCGCAGCGCGGCGAGCAGATCCGGCGCGGCGGCGATCAGCGTTGCTTTTGCCTGACCACCGTCCATGTGGCCACCGACGATACGAGCGACCGTGAAGCCCTCGCCGTCCTCCACCTCGAAGCGATAGTTGCTCTTGCCTGAGATCGCCTTCCACGGAGCACGCATTAGATCGTCCCTCCGCGCCTGCGATGGTCCGCGTTGGCGAACTGCATGCCGCGCTGGCACTTCTCCTCGGCGTCTCCCTCGCGCTCGTGGTGGCCGTTGCAGCGGGGGCAATAGGGCGCGGTCGCCTTCGTGGGCCAGAAATGCTCGGAGTATTCCTTCCAGACCTCGGCGCGCATCGGCTGCGGGAAGAGACGCGAGCACAGATCCGTCAGCTTCGACTGCGCGTTGTTTGCCGCCGTGCAGGCTGCGCGGGTGGCCTCGTCCCACTCCTCGGACGGAACGTTCTCCTTGTTGCGCGCCATCGCGATGCGCAGGCAGGCGACGTGGTAGCGCTCGTTCGCGATGCTGTACTCGCGCGCCGCGTCCAGCAGCTCGGCGCTCATCGGGAGCCCGCCGACTTCAGCGCGCCTGCGAGCAAGCCCGCGATCTGCGCGTCAAGGTTCGCCCGTACCCGGCGCGCGTAGCAGGAAATGACGATCTCCTGCGTCGCCTCCGAGGGCAGATTCACCTTCGCTACCGCTGCCGCCGCGGCCCAGCCGACCGCCCCCATGCCGGCAACGGAGTCGAAGCGGGCTTCCGGGAGCGTGATCCGGGCGAGATCGAAGGCGTGATCGATCGCCTCGACAAGCTTGCTCGCCTTGGAAGCTCGAGCGGCGGTCTCGTAGGTCGAGGCGCTCACGAGCGCACCCCCCATTCCTGCGGCCACACCGACGAGGAAGCGCAGTCACGGCGAACGAGCATTCCCGCCCGCTCAAGCTCGTACTGCGTCGAGAAGCCGAACCCGGCGATGGTGTTGCCGGAGGCGTCGCGGAGCCGCGTCTTGAATTGCTCGCCGCCCTGGTAGGCGCGCTCGAGCTGCTTGCGGAAGTAGCCGCCCGCCCGGAGAACTTCGAGTGCGCGCTGCGCCCTCTTGCTGATCCCCGCCGCCCCGCCCGCCCGCTTCGATGCCGTGGTCTCGTTCGTCGTCATGCACTTAGTTGTACACGAACGTGGACCGGCGCGCAAGTGGCTGGTCAACTATCGTGTATCACGAGGCTTACACGACGGCCCTGACGCCCGGGCGGACGGGTGGGCGCTAGTCGGCTATGTCAGGGCAGCGGTTCGGCCGTCGAGAGGAAACGCGCGAAGAGCGGCGGAACTGGAGGAGCTTGCCGGGTCCTACGTGCTCTGCGTGGGGCGGTCCGGCCTCTGCTCCGCCACCACTCCACGAGGGTTTCCCTGCAGCTCCCGCAGGCACGCGGACAGGGCCTTCTCGCGCTCCATGTCGTCCGTGATCCGATCGATCGCGCGGGCCAACAGCGCGCCTTCGTTCGTCTTGACCATGTATCCCCTCGCGAGCTTCTCGGACGGAGGGGCATACGCCTGCCCTGTTTCCAAGGCAACAGTTGCATTCTCGTAAACCGCGGCGAGCGGGCGAGGAAGTCCAGGCGGAGCGTACTTCGCCACCTTCTCCACGTTGTCCGTCCGCATGGCGCCCATGCCGTCCACCCACTTGTTCCAGATCGTCATGGAGACCTTGAGCATTTTGAGCGCAAAGTGACGCTGGCTAAGCCGTTGGCCGGACAGGCTGTACTGGTGCAGGTAGGCGCCACGAACGAACTCCGCTTCCCGGACGAACGGGCCGCGGGGCGGTCGGTTGAGTCGAGGAGTGTTCACCTCCTCCGAGTGGAGCGCAGCAGCCAGCAAACGAGCGAGCCCCCTAAAGTTGCCAGCATGGTACACGATAGTGTATAGCTTCTCGCAATGGCCCCGAAGGAGTGGCGAGACAGCGAGAACCTCAAGCTGGAAGACGTCGCGGCGCTCCTGAAGCGCAGCCGCATGAGCGTCTGGAATTACGAGACGGGGCGGCGCGATGCGCCCAACTCCGTCGCTCGCACCTACGAGAAGATCAGCAAGGGCAAGGTCACATCCGACGACCTGCACGCGGTCCGTCGGGGGTGGCTTCGAACATCGAAAGCCGCTGCGTAAGTAGCCGGAGGTATGCGCGCGTGAGCGACGCGACAATGACCGATCACGCCTTGGATATGAGCGGCGTTGCGCTCGGACCTACCCCCGCGCTCCCGCATTGGCGATGGACGCGCCGCGTCCCGGCGGCGAAGGGAGACGGGGCGATCTTGTCGGTTGAAGTCTCGCTGGCGCCCGGCCGCGCGCACTACTCCTATCGCCTCCTGCGGCAATCCCTCCAGTTGGTGCAGGGCGGTCCCGTTTCGTTTGATGACACACTGGAAGCAATCCGGCGATCTGGCGTCAACGTCGCCGAGGGCGTGTGGCTTCCCGGTGACGGCTTGCGGAAGCCTCGCCGTCCCTCGAAAAGCCCGACAGACACGACGCCCGGCGAAGTCTACTTCGCCCAGAGCGAACTCGGTGGGCCGATCAAGATCGGGTTCACGGCCAAAGGCGCGAGCCGTCGCATAACTCGTCAGTCCCGCGGTGGCGATCTCCGGTTGCTGGTTGCGATATCGGGCACGCTCGCCGACGAATACGCGCTCCATCGGCGATTTGCGAACCTCGTGGTCAAGCGTGGCGGCGAATGGTTCTACGCCGAGCCGGAGCTATGCGATTACATCAAGCGGCTTCGTGATGCGAGGGCGGCGTGACCCTCTTCCTGCACCGCCTCGCCGCCCTGTACCTGCGCCTGCGCCGCAAGCGTCCGCCGCTTGAGGACATGATCTCCGCGTGGAGCGGTGGGCGCTGGGACCCGCGCTGCTACCGCGCCGCTGCGAAGAAAGGCCCGCCGGCCGGGGATGGGGCGGCGTGACCGGCAACGCGCGCATCGACGGGAAGTACCGCTACAACCTCACCCGGACGTGGGACGAGGGCCTGCCGCGCGTCTGCTTCGTCATGCTCAACCCGAGCACGGCAGACGCCTCGCAGGATGATCCCACCATCCGGCGCTGCATCGGCTACGCGCAGGCGCTCGGCGCCGGGTCGCTCGAGGTGGTCAACCTCTACGCCCTGCGCGCAACCGATCCCCGGGCGCTGGCCAAGGACGCCGCGCCGATCGGGCCGGACAACGACAAGTACATCGAGCTTGCCGCTCGCAGCGCGACCACGGTGGTCTGCGCCTGGGGCGCGCACGCGCATGCAAGGGGCCGTGGTCGGCAAGTCTTGGCGCTCCTTCGGCGGATCGGTGCGCAGCCGATGTGCCTCAAGCAAACGAAGGCCGGCTATCCGTCGCATCCGCTGTATCTGCCTGCGGCGCTGCGCCCCGTGCCGTTGCGAGGCGCGGCATGACCACCTGCGGCGCGCTCCTCCTCGCGATGTTCGTCGGGATCGTCCTGTCGATTCTCCTCTCCGCCAGCCGTTCCCGTCCCCCTCCGCCGATCCATCTCTCCGACTCCTGCGCCTCCGCGGCCTTCCGCGACCAGGAAGAGGCGAGGAGGAGGGCGTGAGATTCGATCTCCGTCACGGCGACTCGCGCGAAGTCCTGCCGTTGCTGGACGCGGCGAGCGTCGATGCGCTGGTGACGGATCCGCCTGCGGGCATCGGATTCATGGGGAAGGACTGGGACGACTACCGGCGCAGCCACAATGCCGCCGACGTGGGCCGCGCCAACGTGTTCGGCCGCGCCTCGCGGGTGGCGCCGGAGATCGGCCGGGCGCGCGAAGGATTCAAGGCGGCGATGCAGCCGATCTTCGAGGAGTGCCTGCGCGTCTTGAAACCGGGCGCGCACGGGCTCGTCTGGGCGTTGCCCCGAACCTCGCACTGGACGGCGACGGCGCTCGAGGATGCGGGATTCGAGATCCGCGATCGGGTGTCGTATCTCCACGGTACCGGCTTCCCGAAAAGCCTGAACGTCTCGAAGGCGCTGGACAAGGCGGCTGGCGCGGAGCGCGAAGTCCTCGGTCCGTCGTCCGGCGGCTGTCTCGGCGGACGGCTCTGCACCCACGGCGGCAATACGGTCCTCGGGAACACCGTCCACGCGCCCACTACGGCGCCAGCGACGGCCCTTGCGCGCGAATGGGATGGCTGGGGTACCGCGCTCAAGCCCGCCTGCGAGGATTGGTGGCTGGTCCGCAAGCCGCTCTCAGGAACGGTCGCCGCGAACGTGACGCAGCATGGTGTCGGGGCGCTCAACATCGACGCCTGCCGGATCGCCGTCTCGGACGCGGACCGCGAGGCGCTGGCGAAGGCCGGGGGCTGGTCGAAGGAAGGCTACAAGTCGCCGGACGCGGTAACGGATTTCCTGCGGGGCACCATCGCGCCGGGCAAGGACCGCGACGCGGACTACCATCCGGCGGGGCGCTGGCCCGCGAACGTCACGCTGGACGAGGAAGCGGCGGCGCTCCTCGACGCGCAGAGCGGGGACCTCGCCAGCGGCGAGATGCCGGCCGGAACGGTGCGCCGCAACGGCGCTGGCTTCACGGGACCGATGCCGACGCACACGCTGCGCGATACCTACGGCGACTCCGGTGGCGCCTCCCGATTCTTCTACGTGGCGAAGCCGGGCCGTGGCGAGCGGGACATCGGCTGCGAGGATCTGCCCGCGGTCTCCGGCGGTACGGCCACGGACCGCAACGACGGCTCGGCGGGAACGCGGAATCCACGGGCGGGCGCGGGACGGAACGGCGGCGCTCGCAACATCCATCCAACCGTCAAGTCCGTGGACCTCATGCGTTGGCTCTGCCGCCTCGTCACGCCGAAGGGCGGGCTCGTCTTGGATCCGTTCATGGGCAGCGGATCGACGGGGATCGCGTGCGCTCGCGAGGGAATGCGGTTCATTGGCATCGAGCGGGAGCGGGCCTACTTCGAGATCGCCCGCCGTCGCATCGTCGGCGACGCGCCGCTCCTGAATCGCATAGGGCAGATCCAACTCGAAGGGCCGGACAAGGACTCCGCGGCATGAGCCAGGATCACGGCGCCAATCCCCGCACGCGGGACTTCTTCGGCCGCGAAACGGAAGAGGTGCTGTGGGCGTCGCGGCAGCCGCCGGACACGACCCCGCGCTGCCGCCGGGAGCATCTCCGCGACCATGCGAAACATTGGGGCGGCTCCGTCTCCATTCCCGCGCCGCCCGGAGCCGTGGGCGCCATCCGGACCATGTTCGGAGACCGGATCGCCTTCTACGCATGCGCGGCGAATCGGGAGCTGCTCGAGATGAGGGGGATGCCCGAGTCTGAGCAGAAAGAGGTAATATGAATCTTCCTCTTCCGATAAACGAAAAGCGCCGACCCGTGACGAGCGGATCGGCGCCACAACAATGGAGCCCAACAATGTCCCAGGAACCTAGCACGTCGAATCCGAGCACGCCAGAGGATTGGCGCGTCGGCCTTTTCTTCCATTCGTTCTACCCGCCGGACCATCCTGTCGCGGAGAAGCGCGGCAAGCGCGGAAATCAGGGCTACGTGATCCGCGCCGTCCCGGGCGGCGCGTACGAGGTGGTGTTGTTCTCGTGGCTGACCGGAGACCAACTCGGCCACGAAGTGAAGCCGCTCGCCTACTTCGACGGCGCGTCCTGGTATCCGACGGAAGAGGCGTGGGTGCGCGAGGGCGCTCGCGGTCGCGGCGATGACGTGGACGCCTCCGTCCAGTCGTGGCGCGCGCTGAAGGAAATGGATCGGCGCTGGGACAAGGAAGAGAGACAATCTGCGGCGGCTGATTCGCCAGCGCCAAAGGCCAAGTATCCGCAGTCGCCGCGCCGCAAGCAGGCCCAGGAGACGACCCGCAAGATCCGCTTCGACGTCTTCATGCGCGACGGTTTCAAATGCCGGTACTGCGGGCGCTCGCCGCCGGCCGTCGAGCTCCACGTCGATCACGTCGTGCCGATTTCGAAGGGCGGGAGCGACGATCTGTCGAACCTCGCCGCGTCGTGCGTCGATTGCAATTTCGGGAAGCGGGACAAGCTGCTCCACGTCGTCAAGCCGGAAGAGGAGCCGACCCCCTAATGGCGCGTGAACTCTGGGCGAAAATTGCCGTTGAGATCATCCGAGACCCGAAGCTCGTTCCGCGCGAACCTTGGGAGCGTTGGCTCTGGCTCGGACTCATTTGTCTGACAAAAGAGATGACGGAGGAGGACGGAATCCTCCGCGGCTACGACGCGCGCGCGCTCAACTCGGTGCTCGATCTCCAGGTGACGCCGGGCAGGGTTCGCGCCGCCCTTGAGGCGTTCGCGGCGGCGGGGATGGTAGTCCTCCGCCCCGACAACGCGATCGAGCTGATCCACTTCAAGAAGCGGCAATGGCTCCCGAAAGACTCACCTGAAGCGGTCCGGAAGCGGCAACAGGAATGGCGAGCCAAGCACAAGGGTAACGGGTCCGTAACGGGTAACGGCGCGGTAGTGAGTAACGGGGAAGTAACGGGAGAGTCTGCCCGTGACATAACGGGTCCTCAATCCGTTACCCGTAACGGAGAGGAAGAGGAAGAGGAAGATACAGAGAAAGAAGAAGAAG